TAAGGTACACGATCACCCGATTGTGGTTCGGAACCCGGTTGTCTTTCACGCATTTTTCTTACAACTTGGACGTGTGCTTGATTAATATCCTTAATATCAAATTTATCAATATCCTTAATATCAGGACTATTAATATCCTTAATATCAGGACTATTAATAGAAACTGTGCAACCCTTTACTTTATACGAATCAGAAAGACTTTGTGAAAGTATCAACTTTTCATTCGGTACATCACCTTCGATAAGTTCTATAGCTCTTTGTAAAGCGAGTGCCTTTGGTGGTCCAATATCACTACTTTCTAAAACAACGTCAAGAAGTTCTTTACACACTTCGCGAACATGTGGTGTATTATCACGTCGAACAAGTTGAAGACCTTTGACATCTATATAATCCATGTTCATATTACCATCTTTACCTTTTGTCCAAAGTTTTGCTGCATATCTCTTTTTTGAATACAAAAAGTACGGGCAATACACTTTTTCAAGTTCGAGGTTATTTGGCGCTTTAAAAAGTTTTGTACACTCTTCAGCAGCGCGCTCACCTAATTCCCAACTATATTCAATTGCCTCTTTCCCGGTTCTTTTTCCTACATCAAATTCAACCATTACAGAATCAGTGTCACCATACCTTACCTTTGCACCCGGAAAATTCTTTTCAACGTATTCTTTTGTTTCGTCAATCATGCTACGTCCCTTTAAAGTTACAGTCGATGCAATGTGTACACACGGTAACATACCCTTTGCAGCGCCAGTAAAACCATATACGGAGTTCATGGATACTTTATACGCCAACTGTTTACCATTATACATTTCTTTCATCGCACCAGTTGATTGTGCCATATCTTTTTTAGCTTGTTTACGAAACTGTTTCAGTTCCATAAGAATATTAGGCAAAAGACTTGGTACATTTTGTGCAAATTTACAAAAACCAAATGTTTCGTATGTTACACCAGGTAAATTATCATATTTAGAATCCATAACAAGTGTCGAATAACACAAATTATGCGCCATCATAATTGATGGATACAGACCTTCAAAATCTAATGCGGTAATAGGTGTATAATATGCACCTTTTTGTGCTTCAAGAACAGTTGCACCTTCGTATCCATCTGCAGAATATTGTCCCCATGCAATAGTTGGGACCATAAATCCCATTTCACGCGCTTTTTTAGTAATCTGACTAAATACTTTGATTTGTTGTCCTCTTTCTACTAAATAACACAATGGAACCCATGTTGCTTTAGCCATTTCAAGCAAGTTCACGAGTATACATAATTTTGCTAAAAGTCTATGTGGTAACAATGTATCCTTAATACAATATTCAGCAACTTCGCGTAACTTTACGGGATCTTCTTCTACAAAACGCGCAAACATCTCTTTAGCAGGCATATCAATTTTATTATCACCGAGATAGAGTTTAGACACGTTATCAAGTTTATAAGAATCAAGTTTGTACCCTTTTTTTACTTCATGAAACAAATCGAAAATAAATCGACCAGGCATAGGTAAAATTTTAAGATCATTATCACCAAGTGCACTGGACGATAGTTTTTTATACGTAAGTTCACATGTGTAATTTTTTAGTTTACTTAACTCATAAAAAGAAGCATCACAATTTGTGACTACTGCACGTTTCATAATGTATTCCAAATCAAAACCAAATATGTTCCATCCGGTAATAATATCAACGTCTTCCTTTGTTATATACTCTTTAAAAGCCATCAGCATTTCACGCTCCGTTGTATAACTTTTAATTGTACATCCTTCTAGATTTGAATCTGTATTTTTATAACATAAACAGGTCTTATCGTATGGTATCTCCGAACCAAAGCGTGCTAAAGAAATAGCAATTTGAAAACATGCATCATCTTTAACATCTGCATCAGGAAATTTACCAGTAGAACTATTACATTCAATATCTACAGATGCAACAACAAAAGGTGCACTTTCATTAATGTTAACAGGTTTAAGTGTTTTCCAATCATTACAGAATAGGTCTATATCTACATTTGCAAGATAAGAACGAACACATGTATCACCAGAATCCATCCAACCAGTCGATTGTATACCCGTTCTATGCATTAATCTCAGAACGGGGTCAATATTAGATTCGTATACTTTAAATTTTACGGGTTCATCATGTAAAACACGTTTTAATCTCCCGTTTACCATACGCCGCGCTGCCAAATTTTTAAATTTTAACTGCATGAATGAAAATAGTTCATTATTTTGAAAACCCCATACATCTTTTCCTTGAACTATATCATATCCCACTAAACATTCAGGACACGTTTTATCTATTTTCGTATAAAGATTACGAACATCCATCGCTGTCATTTTCTTCGGAAGTTTTAAAAAAAAGTATGGAGTAAAACTTGTTGTAACACATACAGATTTACCTTCACGCGTTTTACCAAAAATACTAATTAAGTGTTCATCTTCAGTGTCTTGTGTTTCCCAGGTGAGTACCTGGAACACGACCATTTTTATCTAATACGTTAATGCCCAATTTTTTTAATATAGTATATTAGTAAATATGTCAGCTGCCTTGATTGATCTTGTCTCAGTCGGTGCCCAGGATGTCTATATCACGGGCAATCCAGAAGTCTCTTTTTTTAGACAAAACTATAAACGTCATACAAATTTTGCCATCAAGCCAGAACGAATGGATTATATCGGAACATTTGGCGCAGGTAACGAAGTTGTTATCCCAATTCGCTCAAAAGGTGATTTGTTAAGTTATGTATGGATAGAAGGTACAAATATAAATAAAAATTTTAATTCTGCATCGAGTTTATTTGATTCGAGTACAACACCAACCGAATTTTCTTTGTGGATTGGTGGCCAGGAAGTAACTAGATTAGATTCTCTTTTTATTTCTGGTATACATAACGTTCTTTATAATGAATCTCAAGCCAAAGCAACTTGTGTTACGACTTGTTACGATAGTATGGAAAATACATCGACTAATAGTTACATGATCCCATTCTTTTTCAGTGAAGATTGGACAAAGTCTCTCCCAATGGTCGGTCTTCAATATCACGAAGTTGAAATTAGAATCAAATTACACCCCAACTTTAACCCTTCAACAACACCAAAGGTATATGGTTCCTATGTATACCTCGATACTATGGAACGCGAATTCTTTGCAAATAATGAACACGAACTTCTTATCACCCAAACACAATATCAACCAATGACTGTATCAGATACATCTGTCGATTTAACTTATTTTAATCATCCAGTAAAGGCTGTGCATATTACAGGGGCAAATGGTGTTAATGGGGACAACTTAAATAAAAAACAAAGATATAGTTTTGATACGGCGTCCATGTATATTAACGGTGTACCACTTTTTGAAAACATGACGTATGAATATCATAACCAAATTGTCCCATCAAGACATTGCTCTGTATTATCAACGACACTTGATGCAGAACCAGTTACATCTTGGCCTTTCTGTCTTACAATGAATAAGTCACAGCCAACAGGTACATTAAACTTTTCTAGAATAGATAACGCTAAAATTACTATAAATACTCCATTCAATCTTAATACACCAGCTGTACTTAGAGCTTACGCGGTTAACTATAACATTCTCAGGATTAAGAATGGTATGGGTGGCGTCGCGTTTGGAAATTAATTATATAAATATAACATACGAAATCAGGGATTTATTATAAATTTCTCAATAAAACACATGTTACGTTTGAGAGATTTAAAAAAAAACTCATTTTAGTATCAGAAAACGTTAATGTTCGTCTATTACAACACGTATAAAAGTGCGTTTTGTAATAGAGGTCTCTTATTTTACGCGACATATATAGTTTAATTAGTACCCGAAGATCCAAAGCCACGTTCACCACGTTTCGTTTCTTGTAATTCGTCAACTTCTTCAATAAGAGGTGTTTCGCATCTTTCTAGAATTAATTGTGCGATTCTATCACCTTGTTTAATTTCAAAGGATTCACTCCCGTGATTAAACAAGATAACCTTTAATTCACCCGTGTAATCTGGATCAATAACACCGGCACCCGTTTGAATACCATGTTTTACACTTAGTCCAGATCTTGGGGCAATACGACCATAGACACCTGTAGGAATCGTTGCACAAATACCCGTACTCACAATACCACGTTCACATGCATTAATTGTCATGTTTTCCATACTATACAAATCGTATCCCACTGAACCAGGGGATGCACGCGTAGGTAAAGTTGCGTCGAGTGTTAATCGTTTAATTCTGAGTGTTTCCATGTTTTATTATGTTACGAATGTTTTCTTTAAAACCATTTAAAATAATGTAACGTATATTTAGAAATGAGTTTGAAAATTATCATGGGTAACATGTTTTCAGGAAAAACGTCCGAACTTATCCGGCGTTTGAAAAGGTACAGAGTTATAGGTAAACGTATTCTTGTTATAAATTCAAAAAAAGATACACGCGCCTCTGAAGACGTTTTACGCACCCATGATAATGTTCGTTTCGACTGTATAAAAACAAACAACCTCGACGAAGTCGATTTTTCAGAAGTTGATGTTATAGCAATGGATGAAGCTCAATTTTTTACCGGTCTTAAAAAATTTGTAGAACGAGTTCTTGATTCGGGTAAAACTATTTTACTCGCAGGGCTTGATGGTGATTATAAACAGAGAAAATTCGGTGAACTTGTAGATTGTGTACCTCTCGCAGATAAAGTTTTCAAAATATCAGCGATGTGTATGGATTGTATGGATGGAACACATGGACCGTTTACAAAACGTATAGTACAAAATGATGAACTTGAACTTGTTGGTGATCATAACATGTATAAAGCGGTGTGTAGGAAACATTTACAATAAAGCCATTTCTTCATCTGTAATACCAACATCCATGTACAAAATATATCTATCTTTTTCCGAATTATTATCTGCATAGTGCGGAAATGTTGAATCAAATGTTATAGATTTACCGTTTTTTATAGCTATCTTAGTTTCTCGCAAATAAAGATGACAATCTTCTGGTACATCTAAACCTAAATTGTATGCGACGCTATTTGAAGTTAATCCAGTGTTATCATCAGTGTGAATGTCCAAACATGTCATAGGTAATAATTTATTAAATGCAGCTACACGTATACCTTTTATATTGGATAGTAATTCTAGTGTCTTTGGACAATATTTACAATTATTAGGTATAGGAATACCATTATAAATAATTGGCCAACTTATCCACGTGTTACCATCATCCTGCCAACTTTTCAACCACCCGTGATCATTTTCATATTTTTTCACGACTTTTAACAAATTATTAGAATCAACCCATTCACCTTGTTCTCTTTGGTTATTTTGTATAAATTTTTTTGGTAAATGTAAACATTCATTTCGCATGATGTTATAATTTTCTTCCAAAACCACGAGTTTTTCGAGGGTTTTAAATATCATGCTTAATACTAGTATTATTTTTTTAAAATCTATTAATGTCTACTATTAAAACAACTCGTTTTTTATCATCAAATTTATCAACGCGGTGATATCTCGCGTGATCAAAAAGTATATGTTCACCCGGTTCGTGTTTATGAAATTCGTATTCTGTATCAAGATTACTCGTACCTTCAAGTGTTAAATGATATCGCAATTGTAAATTACTTTCGGCGCGATGTGCTGGTATAGTCACTGGTCCTTCCATAACCGAAATCATTGCATTATCAACACACTGAATCGATTTTAAAAATGCATGGGTTTTTGGAAAATCTTTTATTTTATGATAATAATAATTTTCATTGCGTTCAAACCATGGATCGAGGTCATGGAAATAATATTTTTTTGTATTTTTATATAATGCGTTGTATTCATCATTTATATCATAAAAGTGTTTTTGTACACGCCAAAGCCCGGTAAAGTCGTCTACGGAATAATGTGGTTTATGAAAAAATAAATCTATAACCGAGTTTCGTATACCCACTAACGGACGCAAAGGTTTTTGAAAATAAAGTTTATCTATAGGATTTTTTATATAATCCTGAAATATAAAAACAAAAGGTAATAACAAAAACCACATTTTTTTATTTACTTATAATAAATGCCAGGTTATAAAAGAAAAGAATATTACGCACCAGTACAAACTGAAAAGGTAAACACATTAGATCAAAGATTTTTAGGTCTAACTAATGTTCAAATTGGTTTATTTACTATACCAACTATACTTGTTATAGCATCCCTCGTTTTACTTCTTTTGAATAAAAAAGCGCGTTACAGTCCAGCTATATACATTTCATTATTTATTAGTTCAGCACATTTGTATCATCATTACACACTTGCACGATTACAAAATAAATATGTTAAGTAATTATATAATGCGTGTTCGATTACGAAAAAGTCCGCGATTAGATAAAAAGTTCAGGGTTACATTTGATAATGGAAAAATTGTTGATTTTGGAGCCAAAGGATACTCCGATTATACAAAACACAAAAATCCATTACGTATGCGTATGTATGTCACGCGTCACGGTGGGTTTGTACCACATATGGTTCAAAAACAAACTGATCCTAAACTTGTTCATAAAAACATGCTTGATGTTACACGAAGTGATAAAGAAAACTGGACGAAGTCAGGTTTGTATACCACTGGGTTTTGGTCGAGGTGGTTATTGTGGAGTCACCCCGAACTCGGGGGTGCTAAAAAAATAATAACTAAGAAGTTTGGTTTAATTTTCGTCTAATACCACGCCTTTCGAGGTTTGCTTTGAGTGCTGTCATTAAATTGGCGCGAGGGTCACGCTTTACAGGCCGCGGTGGAACTGGGGGTGCAGGAGGAATTGGAGGTGCGCGCGTAGCTGCTGGTTCAACTTTTTTTACCGAAACTCGGGGAGCTCTCGGAACACTTGGTTCCATTGTCCTTAATAATGATTTACACGTTCGTAAAAGTTTTTTTGAATTGCGAACCTGTATTTCCAATGCAGGTGGTCGTCTGCGTTCTATTTTT